CGCACTTGCTGGCTTAGCTGGCTATTCATTTGTTATGTTAGCAGGCTTCAAGCTAAAGGGTAAGCCTTTGAACTGCCAAGTATGTATGGCTTTTTGGTTTGGACTTATCACCTCACTTTTGGTTGAGCCTTCCTTTTACGCACCAGCCGTAGGGTTCGGGGCAATGTGGTTTGCAGCAATGGCACAAAAAACTTTACTCAAATGAACCAAGACCAATATCTACAACTAAGGGCAGCAAGACCTTACCTTGACCAATACCACGCTGTGGGTAGTGTATCTATACCGCACGATGTAGCACAAATGATGCAGAAAATTCACGGAGAACTTTACGGAGGTGGCTTTAACAACTGGTGCCAGGCTTGCGTAATAGAAGCACTTACAAAATTGATGGTGGCTTTTGATAATTACGAAACTAAAAGCGCACCGGTAATTGTTTCACAAGAGGCTAAAGTCAAAGCAGATGTCCCCAAGCGAAGCAGCAAACGTAATTCAAATACTAACTAATACGCTGGAGGCTATCTGCGACACGGAGGTAGATAATGCGTACGAAGTAAAGCAGAAGCTGATTGATAAAATAAGCGAACTAATAGACAAGCTATAATGGGAACAGCAGCAGGAAGAACAAAATACATTGAAACACCTGAAAGGTTATGGGAACATTTTGAGTCTTACCGAAAGCAGACTAAATCTAACCCTCGAAAGAAAATGGTGTTTGTTGGCAAAGATGGCAACAAAGATTATGAGTTGCTTGAAACCCCATTGACAATGGAGGGCTTTGAAAATTGGTGTGCTGACAACGAAATAGCGCAAGATTTAGGTCAGTATTTTGAAAATCGTGACAATAGGTATTTAGAATATGTTGCTATCTGTTCACGTATTAGGCGTGCAATTCGCCAAGATCAAATTGAAGGTGGCATGGTAGGTCAATACAATGCGAGCATTACGCAGCGTTTAAACAACTTGGTAGATAAGCAACAAACAGAAATCAAACAAGAACAGCCTTTATTTCCCGAATCTTAGCAAGGTGGTAAAAGTTAACGGAAAAACAATTATATTTGTAAATGGAAAAATGGAAAGATATAATTGGATACGAGGGGCTTTACGAGGTTTCTAATATCGGAAACGTAAGAAGCAAGGGTAATGGAAATTCAACAAACCCCCAGCATTGTGTTGCAAAACCAATCACGCTAAGATTAAAGGGGGCTGGGTATTATCAAGTCAAGCTGTTTAAAAACGGAGAGAGAAAATACCATATGGTTCATAGGCTTGTAGGATTTGCCTTTATTACAAATAAAGAATTGAAAAGCCAAATTAATCACAAAGATGGCAACAAGATAAACAATTGCGTTTCTAATTTAGAGTGGGCTACACCAAGCGAAAATATTAAACATTCTTTTGATACCGGTTTAAATATCAAGGCAAAGGGGAAAGACAATCCACAAAGCCTTGCTGTGTTGCAGTTAGATATAAATGGAAACATTATAAAAGAATGGGGAAGTATAAAGCAAATATTGCGTGAACAAGGCTATAATACCGTTGGTATTATTAAGTGTTGCAAAAAAGAAAAACGATACAAAACAGCATACGGATACAAATGGGAGTACAAACATTTATACGCACAAGCGCAATAAACAAGCTACTGCAGATGACCGCCCGAAAGAAAGTAGTCCAGGGTGGAACATCTGCAGGGCGTTAACCCCCTTTGGCAACGGAGGGGGTGAATTGGAAAGACGTTTGGAATATTGCCTATTTTAATAGATTTGGCAGCACGTGCATCGCTAAAAGAAATTAGCGTTGTTTCGGAATCTATACCTCATCTTCGACGGGGTGCGATTAAGGATTTTAAGAAAATAATGGTAGCCACAAATCGATGGAGAAATGAAGGCTGGAATAGTACATTGTTGACTTATAGATTTAGCAATGGAAGTTATATTGAGTTTTTTTCTGCAGACCAAGAAGAAAAATTACGAGGCGCAAGAAGGCAGGTTCTTTATATCAATGAGTGCAACAACATAACTTTTGAATCATATCATCAATTAGCAATAAGAACAAGTGAAGATATTTGGTTGGACTTTAATCCAACTGCTGAATTTTGGGCGCATACCGAAGTTTTAAAAGAGCCTGATTCTGAATTAATTGTTTTAAATTATTTAGATAACGAGGCGCTTCCTGACACAATTAAAAAAGACATAGAGCAAGCAAGGGAAAAGGCAAAGACATCTGAATATTGGGCTAATTGGTGGAAGGTGTATGGTCTTGGTCAAATTGGAACGCTTCAAGGGGCTGTTTTTGAGAACTGGGAACAAGTTGATGACATTGATAGAATCAATTGCAAGTTTGTTTCCCTTGGATTAGACTGGGGATTTACCAATGATCCAACTGCTTTAATTGCTGTATGGAAAAAGGGAGATGATTTGTATGTTGAAGAATTAATTTATGAAAGAAATTTGACCAATCAAGATATAGCATCAAAAATGAAAGCAATGGCTATAAACCGAACGCAAGAAATAATTGCAGACAGCGCAGAGCCAAAAAGCATTGAAGAAGTTCATAGGCTTGGGTTTAACATACATCCAGCAAAAAAGGGGGCTGATAGCATACGCAACTCAATTGACATATTAAGAAGGCAAAAGATACACGTTACTAAAAACAGCGTGAATCTTATTAAGGAATTTAGAGAATACAAGTGGAAGCAAGACAAGAATGGTAAAATGCTTGACGAGCCAGTAGATTTCCAAAACCACGCTATTGATGCACTTAGATATGTGGCACTGAATAAATTAAAAGTTGCTAACTCAGGAAAATATTTTATATTGCAGGCGTAAAACGACAACGAGATGCTAATATTTGACAATCGATTTGTATTAGGCTGCCTCTATTTGGTTCTTTCTATTTTTTGTTCATTAAATTATTTGAGCAACATAATTGAGGGTAAGTTAGTTTGGCTGTCCGTGTTTCTTTTAATTGCTTGTTTGGCTTGGGTTGCCTATGCTTTTTTTTTAATAGTAAACGCTATAAACGACAACGAATGAAAGCGCAGACCTTTATTTTCGTACACGACCAATACATAGTCCTCGACTATTTAGCTGCTGGTAAGTTCAATGAATTACCCGATGTCAAGTATGTGTTTCTCGGAATGCGACCGTCCGACCAAATCGGACACCTCGTTGATATGGGCAAGGTAATAATCGCACGTGACCTACCTGATAATATCGAACACTACCCTAATTTAGTGGCTTGGACTGGCTGGTATGCCATAGCACGAAACGGACTAATCACAGCCGACATCGTTAACCTATTTGAGTACGATGTAAACTTATTGGGATGGAAGCAGCCAATGGCTTCGGCTGGTTACTTTTGGCATCCTTACGCTGACAATACTTGGTGGAACTACAACGGAATAAAGACCGAATTAAGAAAGCTGGAAATATCGGTCACGAACGATCCTTTACCGATGACCTCCAATTACACTTTGTTTGCAGAAAGGATTAACACATTCGTTAAGGCTTTAATGGAGAGCGACTTAGATCCAGAGCATCCGCAGGCTGGTCACATCGTTGAACGATATTGCAGCGCATACTTTCAATTCAAGGTCACGGCTGCTGGAGGTCTTACCCACCTCTACGCTGATTCACACGGAACGCAAGGCAGAGGGGATAGATATCAAGACATCAAATACAAACTGCTATGATTAAGGTAATAAACTACGGCAGCGGTAAATGGAGAGAGTTGGCAGCAACCCAATTCACAAACGGACTGCCTTTAAAAACTTACAGCAACGAATCCCCAAACGGAAGGGGTGACAACTATTGGAGGTGGAAGCCTGATATTATCCTAAAAACAATGCAGGAAAACAAGGGCGATTTTATCCTTTACATTGATGCTGGCGATTACCACACCGAGGATTTTTGGAAGTGGCTGAATGCCTACGTTGTCGTTTCGGATAATCTATTCGTCAGCCGTGGGTACTTACACAGAGAATGGACAAAAGCCGACTGCTTAGAGGCAATGGGGATGCTGCCTTGCATTGAGAGAATAGACCACCAATTAGAGGCTGGCTTGATAGGTCTAAGGGCAAACGATGAAAACATCGCACTTGTTGAGGAGTGGGCAAAGTGGATGCAAGACGATCACTTAGTGAACGATGCGCCAAGCCAAATCCCCAACCATCCCGATTTTAAAGAGCATAGGCACGACCAATCTATTTTGACTAACTTAGTGCTTAGAGATAAATACCCAATTCAAAGAATAAACCACGTAATATGGAACGCAAGATCTTAGAAAAATTAGACTACTCCCATCCGTGGGTAACAGCAAAGGAACACATTTTGCAAGTGTATGACGAAGCGAAAAGGCTGAAAGGTCACGCATTAGACATCGGCTGCTTCCAAGGTCATTCTGCCTTGGCTATGGGTTTGGCTAAGATGGAAGTTTCTTTAGTTGATATTCATATTGATTACTTAGACAAAGTAACCGATTTGCTGGAAACCCACAATTGTATAGTAAACACCGCAGCAATGTGCGAGAGCGCAAAGGTTCTTAATTGGATTGAGCCAGTCGAAATGATAATGCACGATGCGCAGCACGGACAATCGGTAGTGCCTGAATTGCTTTTATTTTGGGAAAAGGTAAAGTCAGGCGGTACGTTTATCATTCACGACACCGACCAAATAGACTTAGCTGGCTTTATTAAAGACTTAGGCTACCCCGAAAACAAAACCACAGCAGACGAGCGTGGAAGGTGCTTGTCTATATTTTACAAGCCATGAAATTCACAAACCTAACTATCGACCAATTCCAACGCATCGCAGCCATAGAGGCTACTGGCGAGGAGCAAATAAAGAAGGTGGCTATCGTTGCAGTCCTGAAAGGGATTAGCTTAGACGAAGCGAAACAGCTGCCTATGACCGAGGTGGGTAAGGCGTATAAGTCTATCGAAGATGAAATGAAGGATTTGCCAAGGTTGAAGTATAAGGAAACCTTCACGCTGAACAAAAAGCGGTATAAACTTTCTTTGTTTACCGATACTTTAACGGCTGGGCAGTTAATTGAGATGATGTCATATGAGATGGCAGACGAGTATCAAGTGATTCAAAACCTTCATAAAATAATGGCTACGCTTGCAAGAGAAAGAAAGTGGTTTAGGACTTTACCTTATGATGGGGCAAAGCACCACGAAAGAGCCGAGGAGTTCAAGCAACTTACAATGCAAGAGGTGTGGGGTGCTGTATCTTTTTTCTTGTTAGCCTCCGAAGGCTTTATGACGATTATCAAGGACTATTCGGAGGCGGTGCTGAGGACGATGGACAAGGAGTTAACCTCGCTAAGAAATACGGCTGGATAGTAGTCGTGGACTCTTTAGCTATGGGTGATGTTCTCAAATGGGATGCCATCTTTAATTTAAACGCACGGCAGTTTTTAAATTACGTTCAATATTACTCCGACAAGAAAGAAGTCGAAGCAATGAAAAGCCAATAAAAGCAAGTCCATACATTTAGTGGTAATGGACAAGCTGTTTCAAATCGAATCTATTCAAGGCGATGACTTTATCGGTCTTGATGTGGCGCAGCTTACTGGCGTTAAAAAGGTGCTTGGTGAGTTTGCTAAAAAGGTCGTTCTTGATTCACAAAAGAACTTAGACAAAGGCGGTCGCTTCGGTCAGTATAACGCAAGTTTTAACCTACGCCAATCTATTGACCCATCACAAGTCAGACAAGAAGGCAACGGATACACCGTTGAAATCACGATGGCTGACTATTGGAAGTTTGTTAATGAAGGCGTACTCGGCAAGAAGTCAGGATTAAAGGCGCAAGGCAGTCCATTTCAATACGGCAAAAATGCACCTATCCCCACAAGGGCAGGGATTGAAAAGTGGATGCAATTTAAGTCTATTGTCCCTGAAGATGGAGGCTCACGACAAGGATTGGCTTACGTTATCCGCAGAAGCATTATTAATACCGGTACACCCCGAACCCTTTTCTTTGACAAGGCATTACCCGAATCACTTATGAAAGCACTAACCAAAGATGTAGCCGAAGCCTTCGGCAAGTCCATTTCTATCTCTATAAAAATATGAGCATATCTATTATCTCACAGCCGAACGTATCACTTAGCGCAGACAACGCTTTGTTCGTTGTTTCAGGCAGTAACTTTGCCAGCGGTAACTACCGGTACGTTGCAGATGTAAGCGGAACGACTTTATTGAGCCGACTGAAGTGCGACAAGCTACCCAACAACCAAGGCTTTTTCAACGTGGCGAGGGTTATCGAAACGCTTGTGCCTATCACAAAGCCTGCTGTTACTTTCTTTCAAGATCCGTTAATTGCCAGCACTTATCAAGTAGGCTTTAGAGAAGAGTTTGGCACGCCACCAGTAGTAGCCAGCGGTGTAACGACAGCAAGCGGTATAGTATTCCAAGGCTACAAACGACAATGGGAAGATTTCGTTTCCAGCGGTTATTACACATCAGGCAGCACGGCTAAGATACTATCAAAGCAGCCATCAGACCGCAAGATTAGATTGGGCGAGAATGACTTTGTATCGGTTCTTTTTAGCATCCTTTCCGTTGTTCCTTCGGGGCAAGTAGTAATAACAAACAACCTCCGCAGCTTTTCAGTTACATCGGGTTTAGTGGTAAGCGATCCTTTAGATGGAATGTGGAATACTGGCTTGGCTGGTATCTTTTCTTTGACAAGCGGTCAAACCTCGGATGGTAAAGTAGGCAGCTACCAAATGGGGGCTTGGGACAATCAAGCGGAATACGACTTTTACAACGCAAGAGCGACAGCCGATGGTGCAGTAAGTGAATCAAACCCTTGTGCTTTTGGCATCTTTGATGACTTGGTTGATTTTTACAGCGATGGAAATTACACCGTTGCGGTTAAGTATTTAAAACCATCCGTGACCGATTATTACAGCGAAGGCAGAACGACCGAAGCCTACACGATTGCGTATGAGTTTGAAAGCTGCGAGCGGTTTGTTCCGCAGAGGTTGTTCTTCAAGAACTCATTGGGGGGTTTTGATGGCTATACCTTTACGATGAAAAACAAGAAGGTTGGTAATATGAACAAGCAGACCTTCGGCAAGAATCAAAACATTTACGGAACAAAGGTAGCGGAAACGATTTACTCAGGGCAGTTTGAGGAAACCTTAACGCTTAATAGTGATTGGCTGTTAGATGCGAATTGGATGTCGGAGTTGATCTACTCACCGCAAGTCTATCTGCAAATCGGTTCGGAGTTGGTAGAGGGCATCGTTAACACCTCATCATTTACCTTCCACACAAGACCGCAAGACAAACTACAACAGCTACAAGTTGATGTTAAGATAGCCTATAAAAACAACGTAATATGAGTACGCTAATCATCTATCCGCTTGACGATGAAAACGCAGAAGTTCCGTATGTATTAGACTGCGATGAGGTAGATATCAGCTTGACCTTTTCCGTTCAAGACATTCAAGATGTAACCAAAAGGAGGGGTTCGTTTAGCAAAACTATTACCCTTCCCGGTACTGGTGCAAACAACCAAGCCTTCGGTCACGCTTATAACATTCAGTCTTTTGTAGGTGGATTTACTCCGAATAAAAGGATTAGGTGTACGCTTTGGAATGAAGGCATTCAAACCTTTACGGGGACTTTGCAGCTGCTTAGTATAACTAAGATGAATGAGCAAATCAACTACGAGGTAGGAATATACTCGGAGGAGATAGCTTTCTTTAGGCAGATAAACGAAACCAAGTTAGCAGCAACCGTTGGGGTGAGTGGGTTTAATCATAACTTGACAGCAGCAGTAGCCAGCGGTACTTGGGTAGGCACACCGGGAAGCGGCTACGTTTACGGCTTTGTAGATGGCAACGGTTATTCGGATGTAACGCCTTCTGCACTTGATTTTTTTCAAATCTCATTGCTTATACCATACCTGCAATTAGTTCCCTCGTTTTATGTAAAGCAGTTAGTGGATTTAATATTTGCTCAAAGCGGTTATAGGTATCAGTCTGAGTTTTTTAACTCGACCAACTTTAAAAAGTTAGTCTTGCCTTATGCTGGCGGTGCTTTTCTGCAAAACGATTTGAGCGGTGAAAACAGCAAAATGGAAGGCAAACAATTAACGGGCGGTGAGGCTGGTGCTGCTAATTGGTTTGAGGTTGGGTTTAATGCTTTTTTTGCTAACACAATATATGCTGGGATATTCCCATTCGATACAGTTATTACCGACCCTCAATCATATTGGAATACAACAACCTACGAGTTCACCAACGTGCCATATTACAGCAGTTGGGATGTCAGTTACACGTTTACTTTAAAGAATTTAGAAAGCAGAAACGTGCGCATTGGCTTTGCTATTTGCGATTCCGTTACTGGCTTGCCGATTAACCTTAGCTTAGAGGATACTATTGTTGACTACATAGAGCCTAACGAAACAAGAAAATTTGAATTTCAAGGAACGGTAAGGCTTCAGCCAAATCAGGTTATTGACTTGCGTTGTTTTTATGTGGATTTGCCAGTTACGGACTACCCTTTACAAATAGAAGCAAAGTCAACAATTACTATGGTTTGCATAGAGAATATGGGTGTTGATGTTTCTGCCGATATGATTAAGGCTTTACCGCCTGACATTACTCAAGCCGACCTATTAAGCGACTTGCAAAAGATGTTTAACCTTTACTTTTATCAAGCGCCTGAAGATCCTAAGTTAATTTACGTTGAGCCGTTTAATACCTTTTATTCAAGCGGTAGCGTTAACTGGACTGACAAGATAGATAACACCGACAAGCATTTATTGCAAATGGGTGATCCACAAGCAAGAAAGCAAATCACTTTTAAATATAGAGATTCGGGCGATGCTTTGGGTAAGTTGTATTCCGACACGTTTAAAGAAGGTTACGGAGCAAGGATATTTGAAACCAATAATTACTACGCCAAAGGCGAGCAAGTTGTAGAAACCAAGTGCGCAACCGTTATACCTGCCTCTTTCCGCAATGGCTTGGTTATCGGCAGAACTTTTGATATTGATTCTAACAACGTGCCGAAGGCAAGAGCCAATGGATATAGAATTGCTCAATTCAATTACGTTGCGATTCCTTCATCAGTTCCGTGGGTGTTATTAATTGACACCACGCCAACCTTTGCGCAGTTCACCTCAATCCCTTTTATTTCGCACGTTAACAACCCTTATGCTCCTACCTTTGACCTTTCGTTTGGAATGCCAAAGAATCTTTATTTTAAAGCCTTTTCAGGTGCTGGTTATGCGAACTATAACGACACTAATTTATTTAAGACGTTTTGGGAAAATTACCTTATAGAAACCACCTCAAAGGAATCTTTGCAAATTGAGATACCCGTAATTCTTGACCCCGTTGACATCTATCAATTAGACTTTAGAAAGCCTATCTACATTGAGGGCATCTTATTTCGCTTGTTAGAGGTCAGAGATTACACTATCGGAGGCTCTCAAAAATGCACAGCAATCCTTCGCAGAATCCTTAATCTTGCACAACCAGCCACGGGCGCAGTTGCAGTTAATACTTATTTTGATTCTTCTGATTTAATCAGGGGAGAAATGAAACCACAAATAATAGCACCTAACAATATTAAATAATGGCAGACGTAAATAAAGAAATAGCACTAAAGGTCACGACCGATGTAGGTCAAACCACAACCGCTTTAAAGTCTGCGGAAGAAAGGTTGACCGAAGCCAAGAAGGCGATGCTGGATTTGGCTATGGCTGGAAAGCAAGGCTCAAAAGAGTTTAGGGCGTTAGCTGTCGAAGCTGGTGCGTTAAAGGGGAAAATTGAATCGGTTGAGCAGACCGTTGATGGATTAGGCAAGAGCGCAAATAAAATTGAAGTCTTTACGGGTGCTGTGCAAGGCATTGCTGCTGGCTTTGCTATCGCACAAGGCACGGCTGCTTTGTTTGCTGAAGGTAACGAGGAACTGCAAGAAGCACTCGTTAAGGTGCAAGCATCGCTGGCTTTATTACAAGGCACGGAACAAGCCGTTCAGTTGCTAAGAAAAGAAAGCGCAGCAGGGCAAGCTATTCTAATTGCATTGCAGAAGGCATACGCTATTGCAGTTAATATCGCAACCGCAGCAACTCGAT